CATGAGTGCGGCTCCTTAAGCGGCAGTGTCGAGGACTTCGGTCAGCCACTGATTGGTGACTTCGACGCGGAAGTTGGGGTTTTCGGCCGGCGGCACATCGGTAAAACGGATGTTCCAGAACACCTTGCCTTGCTCCAGCTGGCTGGCGGTATTCAGATCCGGATCGGCGAACACTTCAAAGTTGATGATCGCGCCCTGCGCCTTGAGATCGCGCATGAACGCTTGCAAGCCTTCGGTCACGTCCTTGACGTACGTCGCGGTGATCGAACGGTCGACCGCCCACTTGTGGCCGTAGAGGATCGCGTCCATGACGATGTCCATGGTCCGCACGCGGGTGACGAATGCCCATTTCGGATCGCTCGCCAGGGTGCGGTTGCCCCACAGGCGATAGCCGTCGTCGCGGATGATCGTCGCGATATTGGCGTTGTTGAGCAGGTTGGCCCGGCAGGTCTCGTCGCCGTCGAGGTATTCAATCGGGCGGCCAGTACCGGTGAGGCCGACAAACTCCTTGTTCGACGGCGAGGCCCAGAAGCCGTATTCGCTGTCGGTCCAGGCGAACAGTCCGGCCACCCAGGCCGAGCCCGGCGCGTCGACGGTTGCATCAGCGGTGGTGTCCCAGTACTGCACACCGGGGTCGACCAGAAAGGTCCGCTTGGCGCCGAAGTTTTCCGCGTATTCGATGACGGCTTCGTCGGTGGTATTCGGGCCATCGAGGATGGCCAGCCCGCGCAGTTTGTCGGCCAGAGCCACCAGGGCAGTGCCCACCGCCTGGGTGGCGCTGTGCTTGGGGGTGATCAGCAACCGCGGCTGCGCGTTGAACCGGCTTTTGCCATCTCGCAACGCCTGCAATCCAGTGCGCTTACCATCCGCTAGCACACCGCCGATGATCGCCGAGGTCTGTTCAGCGGGATCGGCCAACTTGGCCACCCCGCAGGCGACGATCACTGCCTTGGCCCGGGTGTAGATCGCCTGACAGGCTTTGGTGATGGCCGCATCTGGTCCCCAGGCAGCAATCGCCTCGCGCTCGTTGGTAATCAGCAGCAGGTCATTGACATTGGCACTGGCCGTGGGACCTGGGATGAAAGTGTCGACCAGGCCGATAATCGAGGACGCCGGCAAAGCAATGGGCCGGGCGCCGGTGTCGACGTTGGTGACGGTCACGCCGTGAAAGAAACTCATAAGGCTCGATCTCCAGAAATGAAAAAGCCCCGCGGATGCGAGGCTGGTTGAGAGATTGGTGTTACGCACAACGGAAAAGAAAACGCCCCGTCAGTGCGAGGCGTTTATTGAGGCAGTTGTTCGATCCAGGCCGGTGGCTGAGGGCGCCCTGACGGATCAGGAAACAGCGTCACGTCGGGCCAATCCCGCAGTGCCTGCCGGTAGCTGTACAACTCGGATCGTTGATCTTGAGTGATTGGATAATCGGGCATGGCGAGGTAGTCGGTGGCCGCAATCTGCACATTGCGCCAGGTTCGTTCCACCGCCTGCGCCGCGTCCATTCGCGCCACCTCATCAATTACCCAGGCATCGCCGGACCACACATGGAAAGGGCCAGGCCAAACAAGTTTCGTCACACCTGCAGGCAACTCGCCAAGGGCATCGTGGTACTGCTCCTGCCCCGTGGCCGTGCTGTAGACCATGCCACGATGATCCGCCGTAAGCTCGGGCGAACCGCCCACCAACGCCCACACATACCCATTTTGCGGTGGGGCAAGTTCGCGACCTAGATCGACGGCATCGTCTGACACTTGAAAGCCGATACCGGGTGTCTCACGCAGCACGCACGGGAAAAGGGCGCCGGCCGGGTCGACCCCGTAAACCACCTTAGAATTCACGCTCACAGACACCTCAGATCAGTTTGATACGGCCGGGATAGGCGTTGTTACGGGGGCGGACCACCCCGCCAGCAGTGTTAATTGCGGCAGTGGAGGTGTTATCCATCGTGACCACAGTCGACTGCGGGTAGTCTGCCAACGCGGCGGGGTCTAGCCCGTGTTTTGCCTGGATGTCGGTGTCTGCACCGGAGTGGGTCAGCCCGGTGACGCTTAAACTGTTCCGGTTTGGATCGAAGGTTTGAAGACTGCCCTTCTGGAATGAACCCGCCACGCGAGCAGCATCGACGCCGCGCGACTCATCGAGCATCCGAATAAACTCACCGCGCCCTTCTGGACTTCGGAAGGTCGACACACCGTCACCGGATGTCCAGCAGCCCTCCAATCCAGCACGCAAAGCTTCGGTGGTCAGCATGCCCGAGGCTTGCGCGTGGTCCCATGCCCACGGCCATTCCGCACGGTTGTAAATCAGACCGTGATAAAGACCCCAACCGCCCGGCGTAATGGCCGTCGACGTTTCAACCACCGGACGCCCCACCGGCGTGCTGTCGAAACGCGCCACGGGATACCAGTTACCTGCCCCGTCGCTGCGCAGATGCCAATAGTCCCCAGCGCCCATCAGCACAAAAAACGGATAGCCCTCTGCACGCAAGTGGGTGTGGAACTTGATTTTTTCCGCGCCCGCCGCCTTGATTACCAGGCGGTTGCCGGTGTTGTCAGTGCGCCGCACGATCACATCGCGCACACCCAGCGCCGCGCTGGACTCGGGCAACTCAACGGTAAACCCGGCCGCGCTCGCATTGATCAAGACCAACCCCAGCTCTTCAACCGTCAGCGTTTTTGCGGCCGACACCGACACGACTGTGGACTCCACGGCGGCCGCAATCAGGCTCTGCGTTTCGGTTTTGGTATACGCGTTCGTAATCCCATAGCCTGTCAGCGTGGTCGGATTCGATCCCGAAACGAATACGCCGCGATCATTCACCGTGACCTTGGTGTAAGTGCCGGGGGGTTTGTTGGCCGGCAGCGCGCCGTTGATGGCCACATCAACGTATTGACGCGTCGCCAGCACCACAGAGGGGTCAATTTTCAGCTGAATGTTCGACGTGCCACTGGTGATGATGTGCATTCGCACCACCTGATTACGCCCCGACCCTTGTGCCAGTAACGGCTTGTAGCTTGGCGCCGCGTTGGCCACCGCAGAAAACACACCGTCCTTGTCTTCCAGTGCCAGTTCGCGAATCCACCAGCCGCCAACGTCAGGGGGCAACACCAACTCGGCGATCAGGATGTTGGCATCGGTGGGGGACACGTATAGCTGATTGAGCTGGGCGCGATAGACCTGATTGACCAACGTTGTCTGCGCGGGATTGGGTACGGGATCGGCGCCGTTCGCGTCGCCGATCAACATATAACGCGGCTCCCACGGGATCCCCAGCACATCGCAGTTGGTTTTTTTGGCGGCCCCCAACATCGTGAGCATGCCACCGAAAATAGAGTTTTTATCAACCATGGGGGTACACATCCAGTTCGTCGAGAATGTAATGGCTAACGCCGTGGTAGCCCTGGACCACCACATCAAGATCGGGGTTGTTCCAGGGATAAACATCGATCTCGTCACCGTCAGAAACGGTGAAACCGACATAGGCGTTCAAGCGGGTTTCCAGCGTGATATCGAGCCCGCTCAAATGTCGGCTGACGGGCTTGGCGTCATCGATCAGGCGTTCGAGCTCCTGATACATTTCCTCGGTGATGCCGGTATCGAGCACGCCGACCTTCAGGGCGAAGGTGCCGGGCACGCCCTCTGGCACGATCTGCCACCATTCCAGTACCTCAATGAGATACCCCACCGGCTCGACCACCCGACGCAGCGCGCCGATGGTGCCTTTGTGGGCATGTACGAAGAACGCCGAGCGAATCACCGAACGCTTGACCGCTTCCGACCAGGTGTCATCCCAGCGATCCACCGACCAGGCCCAGGCCAGGTGATACAGCAGGTGTGCCGGGCAGGTGTCCGGGTTGTACAGAGTGCGCAACGGCACATCGAGAATCTCGATATCCGCCGCTTCTATGGCCCGTTCGAGCTGGGTGCTGTTGAGCGGGAGCAAACTGTTCATGTCAGCTCCCCCGCGTAACAGTGATGCTTTCACACCAGGCCGCCTGAGCCTTGCTTGGCCGAATGTCGACCCAGCCATTGAGCTCAACGCGGCTGACGCCAGCACCATGCAGCTGGGCATCGATAGCAGACCGTGCCACCTCAACCCCCAAACGGCGCCGGGGATTGACCCAGGACTGCAGGCGCCGCTTGCATTCTGCCAGCGCAGCTTCGGTTTCCGGACCACCGCCTGCCATGTACACGACAGCATCAATGCTGAACGGCAAAATTTGCGCACCCTGCACGGTCAGACGATCCCCCACCGGCCGCACATCATCGTCACTGAGCTTGAGCCGCACCGTTTCCAGCAACTCGGAGGTTACGCTGCCATTGCCCTCCAGACCCAACACCGTGACCACCACTGCCGCCGGCGACGGGCTTTCGGCGGTGGCATCGGCGACCAACCCCGAAGCATTACGCGCATGCAGGATGTAGCTATTGCGCGGTCCAGCGGTGGTCAGTCCCTCGTAGACCAACTGAATACGCTCGCGTAGCGGATCGTCTTCTTCCAGCACCGCCGGTACCGGCGGCACCGCGCTCAGGTCTTCGGCTTGAATCACCAGACGTTTGAGTCGCACATTGCCGGCAAGCTGATCAAGGTCACTGCGCTTGGCGTAGGCCAGCAACAGTGCTTTGGCGGCGTCGTTGACCCGCGCCCGATTCTGGAGGCGCCGATAGGCCCCGACCTGCAACAGCTTGGTCACCGGATCGCTTTCCAGAAAGGCCGTCCAGTTGTCGCCCATGAACTCGCGAAAGGTCGCTAATTCGCCCTGATAGGTTTCCTCGAAGTCGAGGTCTTCCAGCACTTGCGGCGCGGGCAGCGCCGACAGCTCGATGGTGCTCATGCTGTTACCTCAAATGTTGCACTGTCGCCCAGATACTCTCCGCTCAGTTGCAGGGTCACCTGGCCCCCGACCACGGCCGTCACCCGCACCCGCTCCAGCTTCAGGCGCGGCTCCCAGCGCTGCAGCGCCCGGGCCACCTCGGCCTGCACCGCACTTTTCCAACCCTCGTTCACCGGCAGGTCGACGAAGCGGCGCAACTGGCTGCCGTAATCCGGGCGCATCCGCCGGCTGCCCAGCGGCGTGCTCAGAATGTCCTCGATGGACTGGCGCAGGTGCGCCTGGCCAGCCAACGGCTGACCGGTGCGGCGATCCAGTCCGATCATGGTGAGTTACTCCAGCAAGGGCTTAAGGTCCGAATGAGCATCGAGGTACTGCAGCGCTTCGCCGTCATCGACCGAAACCGAGACCCGGCCGCCGGCGACCGACAATTGGCGGCCCTGCGGCAGGATCAACACGCGCGAGGTGTACAGGTTGTCGCGGTAGGTCACCTGCCCCGCGAGATCAGAAACATCGGGGTTTTTCTTGGGATTGGCCATGGCGTGCTCCAGGCGTAAAAAAACCCGCACTGGGCGGGCTAAGGGTTGTGGAACGCAGCAAGCTATTTGCCGATTGCTTCGGCAATGCTGCGGGCCAATGTTTCAGGATCAACGTCACTCGACACGTTGATGGTGATGTTACGGACGGCCATCGCACCCGGCTTACGAATGAAGCGACCACCCGATAAAGCAATACACATGCCCCGCGCCAGTTCCTTTGGGTCGCTGCAAGCGAAAATACCCTCCCAGGCTTTCAGCATTCGATAGTAGTCAAACACCTGATCAACCTGCTGGTCGATCAGCTTGCTCACTAACATTCGATCAGCTGGCTTCTGCTCCTGCGGATCATGGTCAGTCATAGTCACCTCAATGCGTGTGATGGTTGCTGTTGCCGCCGGTGTCGATGATCGAGCCGGCACTGGTGATGTTCTGCGTGACATGCAACGGACCGTCGATGCTCACCGCGCCTTTCAAGTTGATGGCCGGCGACTCGCCTGAGATTGCGTCATCCGTCACCGAGAACGTCGAGCTACCCACCTTCACCAGCACCTGCCCCGTCGGCAGCGTGATCGTGTAGGTATTGGCCTCCCAGTCGTAAACCAGCGACCCGCCATCGTCGAAGCGCCAGACTTCGACGTGGTCACGGTTGTCTGGCTGGGCACCAGCGGCGCCAAACAGCCCCGGTACAAAGGTGCCCTGCGCGGGCTCCCCGCTCGGGCTGATCAAGGTGCCCTGCTCGCCCATACTCGGCGCCCGCCAGTGGCGAGCCTTGCCAGCGGCCTGGCTGTGCCAACGGACCCAGGCGCTGGTCCAATCGCCGCCGTCGGACACTCGCACCATGGCGGCGGCCAGATCCACGTCGACCACTCGGCAGGGAATGATCAGCCCAGCCAGCATGCGGTCGTGCTGCGCGCTGACTTGGCTCATTTCAGGTCCTCCGACTGAACTGGCTCACCATCCGGTCCCACAGCAAACACCAGGGTGCCGGGTGGCTGATCGGGCCATGGCCACTCTTCCTCTCCGAGGTAGATAACCTGCGTCCACTCCACCACCCAGACCGCATACCCGTCCAGCTCAGGCCGAGTCCAGTCCTGGGCAGCACGGACGAACTGGGCTTGTTCGACGGCCAGCCCCCAGTTCTGCATGCGCAGCAACACTGTCAGCTGGGCTGCGGTGAACGCCGCGATACGCAGGCTGTTTTCTTCTTCCCCGGCAACAATCACCCGAGCCTCGAAACGCGCCTCGATGCCCGCCTCACCTGTGCCTGGATCAGGGCCGGGCTCCCACTCAACCAACTCGATCACCACGGCAGGCAAGGCCACACGGTCAAGTCTGTCCGGCATGGTGCCAACGAACGCAAGAGCCGGGACTGTCCGGGCGATACACTGCTCAATGGCGGCATACACCTGATCAAGAGGAATTGGTTCATCATCCATTGCCAATTTTCCCCAGTAATTTCTGTAACTCGAAATTGAGTTCTTGCCGCATGACCTCCAGCAGGCGCTGGTGGGCCCGATTGGTCCAGGACTCGAAGTGCGGCCTGACGTCCTCCAACGAGATCA